ATCTTCTGACCGTAGACGTTGCCCGTGGGTTGGGCAACGACTATTCTGCGTTTATTGTTTTTGATATTACACAATTTCCTTACAAGGTAGTGGCAAAGTATAGGAATAATGAAATCAAACCTATGCTATATCCAAATGTTATTCATGATGTGGCAAAAGGATATAATAACGCTTGGTTGCTGATTGAGGTTAATGATATTGGTGAGCAAGTTGCTAATATTTTACACTACGATCTTGAATATGATAATATGCTGATGGCTGCGATGAGAGGTCGTGCTGGACAGGTGGTAGGACACGGTTTCTCAGGTAAGAAGTCACAGATGGGTGTAAGAATGACTTCTGCTGTAAAGAAGTTGGGATGCTCTAACTTAAAGACTTTTTTGGAAGATGATAAGTTACTGACTGTTGACTATGACATTATATCAGAACTTACTACATTTGCACAGCGTCACAATTCTTTCGAAGCAGAAGAAGGATGTAATGATGACTTAGCAATGTGTCTTGTTATCTTCTCTTGGTTGGTTGCACAAGACTACTTCAAGGAGATGACTAGCAATGATATTCGTAAGAGAATTTATGAAGAGCAGAGAAATCAGATTGAGCAAGACATGGCACCATTTGGTTTTATCTTAGATGGTTTGGATGAAAGCACTTTTGTTGATAATGATGGTGATAGATGGCATACTGATGAGTATGGTGATAGGTCTTTCATGTGGGACTATTATTGATGGATTTTGATAAGCAAATAAATTTAGAGCATATACTCTTTTTTGAAAGGGAGTGTAGGATATGTGGAGAAACTAAAAATTTAATAGAAGATTTTTATCTAACAAGAAAGGGTAGGGGGGCTTTACCCTCTGCCTATTCTTATGAGTGTAAGGAATGCACTAAGAAAAGAGTAGTTGAAAATAAAAAGAAAAATTGTCCAATAAGATGGGAATATCCTGATTGGTAGATATTCACGCACAGTTTCCCCATTCAAAGTAACCTTTTTAATAAATAATTTCAGATTAATCCTGGACTTGTAGGAGACATAAAGATGCCACTAAATTTAGCATCTCCTGGAATTGTAGTTAGAGAAGTTGATTTAACCGTAGGTAGAGTTGATGCTACTAGCGGTGGTGTTGGTGCTCTCGTCGCCCCCTTTGCAAAGGGACCTGTAGACGTACCTGTGCTGGTCGGTAATGAAGCAGACCTTCTCGCAAACTTTGGAGAGCCTAGCAACACCGATAAGCACTACGAGCACTGGATGGTAGCAACATCCTATCTTTCTTATGGTGGGGATTTGAGAGTTGTCAGAGCGGATGATGACGACCTCAAAAATGGATTTGTTGGTGCTGGTGTAACACCAAAAATCAAGAGCTTAGAGCATTATAACCAACTCGGTTATGATGAGAATACCATCACAGATATAACCTTTGCCGCAAGAAACCCTGGTTCTTGGTCAAATGGTCTTAAGGTTGGTATTATTGACGCAAAAGCAGACCAAATCTTGGTTGGAGTTAGCACAAACGCAAGTCTTCCAGAAATCCAAGTTGGTTATGGTGTAACGCAAGCAATCTCAGCAACTGTCCCTGGTGCTGGTACCACAACTACCCTTGACGGTCACCTGAAGGGTGTAATCACCGCTATCAGTGGCACTAACGTTTCGGTTAAAGTTCTTGCTCACGTTTCTGCTGCTGGTACCGTAACTGAAGTTGACTATCAACCATCTGGTGTTTATGCATTCTCTTCTTCAGGAAGTGTTGCAATTCACACAACTGGACAGACAACTGCAGTAGGAAGCACCTCATACACCTCTCAGCAAGACTGGTTTGACCAACAGACAATTTCTCTGACTGGATCAACAGTTTACTGGAATACTCTTGCTGACAGACCTAGCACTTCTTCTTATGCTACTGGAAGAGACTCAAGATTTGATGAAATTCATGTTGTAGTCATTGACGACAATGGTAGCATCAGTGGAAATGCGGGCACAATCCTTGAGAAGCACCTTTCACTTTCAAAAGCAAAAGATGCTGAGTATTCGGTAGGAAGCACCGCATACTGGAGAAAGTATCTCGCAAATAACTCTCAGTATGTATTTGGCGGTAGTGCTCCTGCAGGTATCACAACCACTGGTTTCAGTGCAGACTTTACTCTTGAGTCTGATATTGGATGGGACCAAAATGCACAAGGTATCACCTTTGCTGCTGCAGGTTCTAGCACCTTAACTCTTGGTGGTGGTAAAAACTATGATGGAGGAACAGACATTACAGCAAGTGGTGCTCTGACTTCAACACTTGCAAAACTTTCCGATGGATATGGTCTGTTTGAAAATACAGACAACTATGACATTGACTTCCTCCTGATGGGGTCGGCAAACTATTCCAAGGAAACCGCACAAGCACTTGCAAACAAACTGATTGCAGTTGCTGAAGCAAGACAAGATGCTCTCGCATTCATCTCACCATATAGACTTGCATTCCTGAATGATAGCGCTGTTGGGTCAGTAACAGTCAACTCTGATGCTGATATCACCAACAACCTCATCAGTTTCTATGCACCAATCACTTCATCGACTTATGCAGTCTTTGATAGTGGTTACAAGTACATGTATGACAGATTTAGTGATACTTTCCGCTATGTCCCACTGAATGGTGACGTTGCTGGAACTTGTGCAAGAAATGACCTCAATAACTTCCCATGGTTCTCACCTGCAGGAACTAATAGAGGTGCAATCCTCAATGCTGTCAAACTTGCTTACAATCCAAGTAAGACACAAAGAGATAGACTGTATTCCAATAGAATTAACCCAGTTATCTTCTCGCCTGGAGATGGAATTATCCTCTTCGGTGATAAGACTGGATTCGGTAAGTCTTCCGCATTCGACAGAATTAACGTCCGTCGTCTCTTTATCTACCTTGAAAAAGCAGTTTCTGCTGCTGCAAAAGATCAACTCTTCGAATTCAACGATGAGGTTACAAGAACCAACTTCGTTAACATCATTGAGCCATTCCTCCGTGATGTCCAAGCCAAGAGAGGCATCTTTGACTATGTTGTTATTTGTGACGAAACAAATAACACTGCTGCTGTTATCGACAACAATGAGTTTGTCGCTGACATCTTTGTCAAACCAAACAGGTCGATTAACTTCATCGGTCTGACCTTCGTAGCCACCAGAACTGGCGTTTCTTTTGAAGAAGTAATCGGTAACGTTTAATTATTAATCAAACTTAGAGGTAAAAAACAATGGCAACTAGAAATCAACTTAATCCACCCCCACTAAGAAAGATTACTGACTTCAAGAGTAAGCTGACTGGTGGCGGTGCTCGCTCTAATCTTTTCGAAGTTGAGCTTTCATTCCCCTCGTTGGTAAACGTTGATGGTCTGAATGACATTCTCCAAAAAGCAAGATTTCTTGTAAAAGCAGCAAACTTGCCTGCTTCAAACATCGCTCAGATTGAAGTTCCTTTCAGAGGAAGAACACTAAAAGTTGCTGGCGACAGAAGCTTTGATACTTGGACAATTACCATTATCAACGATACTGATTTTGCAATCCGCTCTGCTTTTGAAAAGTGGATGAATACAATCAACCGTGTTTCTGATAACACTGGTTTGACTAATCCTGCTGATTATCAAGCAGATGCTTATGTTTATCAACTTGACCGTAATGGTGACACACTGAGAAAGTATCACTTCTACGATATTTTCCCAACTCAAGTTGCTCCAATCGAACTTTCATACGACGCTCAAGGTATTCAAGAGTTTACCGTTGAGTTGCAAGTTCTCTGGTGGGAAGCAATCAAGGGTAGTGGTGCAAATGCAGGCGGCGAAGACATCAACTAAATAGTCCATAATAAGTAGATAGTTTATACGATGGCAAAACTTTTTGGTTTTTCTATTGGTGATGGTCAGAATAAATCACCTTCGGTAATGTCCCCCGTTCCTCAGAATAATGAGGACGGGGTTGATAATTATATTGCTAGTGGTTTTTATGGTCACTATGTTGATATCGAAGGTGTTTTTCGTAATGAGCATGATTTAATCAAAAGATATCGTGAGATGTCACTTCACCCCGAGTGTGATGGTGCCATTGAAGATGTTGTGAATGAAGCCATCGTTAGTGACCTTTATGATTCTCCTGTTGAGATTGAATTATCCAATCTTAACGCTAGTGATAGACTGAAGAAAATCATTAGAGAAGAATTTAAATATCTCAAAGAAATTTTAGATTTCGATAGAAAAGCACACGAAATCTTTAGAAACTGGTATGTTGACGGTAGACTTTACTATCTGAAAGTCATTGATGTCAAAAATCCTCAGGCAGGTATCCAAGACCTGAGATATATTGACCCAATGAAGATGAAGTATATTCGTCAGGAAAAAAAGAAAGACTCAAAAAGAAATCTTGCACTTCCCCCTATTCAAAAAGGTGCAGAACTTCCATCCTTAGAGCCAGACATCGAAGAGTATTTTGTTTATACCCCCAAAGGAAACTATACAAGTGGCACCTTTAGTGGTGCTGGTGGTAAAAAAGATTCTGTAAAAATTGCAAAGGATTCTGTAACTTATTGCAGCTCTGGACTGGTTGATAGAAACAAAGGCACAGTATTGTCTTATATGCATAAGGCAATCAAGGCACTCAATCAACTGAGAATGATTGAGGATTCTCTGGTTATCTATCGTTTGTCCAGAGCACCAGAAAGAAGAATCTTTTATATTGATGTTGGTAATCTTCCAAAAGTAAAAGCAGAGCAATACCTCAAAGAGGTTATGTCTCGCTACAGAAATAAACTTGCTTATGATGCAAACACGGGTGAAGTCCGTGATGACCGTAAGTTTATGTCCATGATGGAAGACTTTTGGCTTCCAAGAAGAGAAGGTGGTCGTGGCACAGAAATTACCACACTTCCTGGTGGACAAAACTTAGGTGAACTTGCTGACATCGAGTATTTCCAAAAGAAACTCTACAGAGCACTTGGAGTTCCTGAGTCAAGAATTGCTGGTGATGGTGGTTTCAATCTTGGTCGTTCTTCTGAAATTCTGAGAGACGAACTTAAGTTTGCTAAGTTTGTTGGTCGTCTGAGAAAGAGATTCTCTCAGATGTTTAACGACATGCTGAAAACTCAACTGATTCTTAAGAATATTGTAACTCCCGAAGATTGGGAGGTTATGGCAGATCATATTCAGTATGACTTCCTCTATGACAATCAGTTTGCAGAATTAAAAGAGTCTGAGTTGCTTCAGAGTAGACTTGGTAATCTTGCAACCATCGAACCTTACATTGGTAAGTATTACTCTACTGAGTATGTAAGAAAGAAAGTCCTCCGTCAAACTGACTCTGAAATCATTGAGATTGATGAGCAGATTGAAGATGAAATTAATAAAGGTATTATCCCAGCTCCTGGAAGTGTAGATCCAATTACGGGAGAACCATTACCTGGTGGTGAAGACCCAATGGCAATGGGCGCTGATGGAATGGGAATGGGCGAAGTTCCTGTAGAACCAGACATGGGAGCACAAGCAGCACCTGTTGATGCTCAGATGCAAAAGGACACCAAAAAGGCAGAAATATAAATATAGAATATATACACTATAATTTTTATGGATAATGTTATCGATTTGATTGCGACAGATGCAAAGCCATCTGACGTATCTGATGCCATCAAAGGTATTCTTTTCGCAAAAGCTGCAGAAAGAGTTGATGCTGCTAGACCTATTGTAGCGGCAGATTTATTTGATGGTGCTGGATATGAGGATGAAGATGAAAGTGAAGTTGACCAAGAATCACAAGAGGATCAAGAATAATGGCAAGAACTTTACTTTTGGCAGATGAGATTGTAGTACCATCATTAACTGGTAGTGCAACTAGTTTTACAAGTGCCACTGTTGTTCGTCTTGTAAATAACAATACTTCTGCTGCCGTAGTAACGGTTGTCGAAACTCAAGGTGGTGCAGGTATTGGATCATTTACAATGCCAGGCAACTCAGTTGAGTATTTGGAAAAGCAAGCATCATATTGTGTGTTTGCAGTAGGTGGAACTGTTTTGGGTGCAAAAGTAGGATTTACTGGATAAACAAATGAAACTTATCACAGAAGAAATTAACAAGGTAGAATTTATTACCGAAGGAAAAGGTGCTTCTAAGAAGTGCTATATCCAAGGTATTTTCTTACAAGCGGAGCAAGTAAACCGTAACGGTAGAATGTATCCCATGTCAATCATGGAGAAAGAAGTCAATCGTTATAACGAAAGTTTCGTTCTGAAAGGACGTGCTCTTGGTGAACTCGGTCATCCTGATGGACCTACCGTAAACCTTGACAGAGTTTCTCACAAGATTTGTGATCTCCACAGAGAAGGAAACAACTTTGTAGGTAAGGCACAGTTGCTTTCTACCCCCATGGGTAAAATTGCTTCTTCTCTTATCAGTGAGGGAGTTACCCTTGGCGTTTCTTCTCGTGGTGTTGGTTCACTCAGAATGACCAATGAAGGTCATAAAGTTGTCGGTGAAGATTTCATGTTAGCAACTGCTGCTGATATCGTTGCCGATCCTTCAGCACCTGATGCATTTGTTTCAGGAATTATGGAAGGAAAAGAGTGGGTTTGGGAAGGAGGAATTCTTCGTGAGCAACTCGCAGAAAACACAAAGAGACGTATTAACACTCTCGTTTCTCAAAGAGCACTTGAAGAGCATAAGTTGAATTTATTCAACGATTTCCTCTCAAATCTTTAATTTATAAATAAATATAGATTATAACAAGTAATCAGAAAAACAAATGTCCGTTGGTAGCAATTTACAAGAAATGGAAAACGTAGTAACCAAAGGGGCTGCTCCTGCTGAGCCAATGCCTTCAGCTGGCATTCCAGTTGAAGATCTCGGCGGACCTACTCCTGACAATTATCGTCCCGATGACGATTCAGCAAAACTCAAGGATCCTGCTGCAACCCTGAAGCAGGTCAAGGATGTCGTTAATGCTAAGGCAGCACCTGCTGAAGCAGTATCCGACGAAATCGAAGATGGTCAAGAGATCGTCAACGAAGAGGAAACTGAAGAAGCAACCGAAATCGTTGCTGAAGAAGAAGTAACCGAAGAAGAAGTTGTTGCTGAAGAAGAAGCACCTGCAGTTGAGTATAGCATCGAAGAAGATGTCGAAGCTCTGCTCCAAGGTGAAGAGCTTTCTGAGGAATTCCAAGAGAAAGCACGCACCATTTTTGAATCTGCTATCAACGCAAAAGTCGGTGAAATCACCGAGCAACTCAAGGCTACCTATGAGGAAGCACTTGTAGAAGAAATCGTTAACATTAAAGAAGGTCTGACCGAAAGACTCGACGCATACCTTGAGTATGTTGCTGATGAGTGGCTCCAAGAGAACGCTCTTCAAGTTGAGCACGGTCTGAAGACCGAAATGACCGAATCATTCCTCCAAGGAATGAAGGGTCTTTTTGAAGAACATTATGTAACCATCCCTGAAGATAGATATGATGTAATCGAGAGCATGGTAGATAAACTAGATGAAATGGAGTCTAAACTCAACGAGCAAATCGAAAGAAACGTTGCTCTTAATAAGAGATTAGCCGAGTCAGTTGCTGATGTAATCTTTGCAGACGTTGCTGAAGGACTTGCCCTTTCCCAGAAAGACAAGCTCGCTACTCTTGCCGAAAATGTTGAGTTTGAAAGTGAGTCAGACTATCGTGAGAAGCTGGTAACCCTGAGAAAGTCTTATTTCCCAGAGCACAGCACTCAAAAAGAACACTCAGAGACCATCTCTGAAGGCACCAGTGTTGTTGCTTCTACCCAAGCAACTCCAATTATGGAATCCTACATGGATACTCTGAGAAGAGTTTCTAAAAAGTGATTTTTAGATTATAACAGTTCAAACTAACTTTTTTAAAGAGGTAAAATTCAAATGCAAATGCCTAGTATGGAGCATCTGCAGGAGAAGTGGGCACCCCTTCTGGACTACGAAGGTCTTGATTCAATCAAAGATGCACATCGTA